CTATTAAGGAGAATTTATGGAGCATATTTGGACTACGAGTGGAACAGATATTACGATTAGATGGAGGTTAAATGGTTGGACTCCTCCATCTGAGCTTCAGGAATACAAAGATAAATGGGCTTACTGGCAGAACCTTCCGTTGCGTAAATTGGATGATGAAGCTAAACAGCAATATGAACAAGTTTTAAGAAAAGCCAAAGTAGCGAGGATCAAATGAACTATGAAGATGTTCCATTTGCAGGAAAAATTCCGATACCTGAAAACGACTGTGAACAGGCTTTTTTTGACACCTTTCCAACTTGCTTTAATCCAAATGATGCAGCAATGCAAATATGGACTTTAGCTTGGCAAACCAGCCGAATTAAGACTTTAGAAGAAGTAAGACAAATAATCCGTAACAGTTAGTTATTTCTTCATGGGATGAGCCTTATCCATAGGCTCTTTCTCATGCTTCTTTAGTTCTTTGCCAAATTCATAGACAGCGTTACGCAATTTAATCATTTGCGCTTCTTCACGCTTTTCATGTTTTTTGGTTTCTTTAATCATTTTTAAGCTCCTAAAATATCCATAGCTTTATGGATCTTGTTGATTCTATCCTCTAACCCAATAATCCCACCATTTATTCTTTTGGTAATGGTAGTCCAATCCTCAGAATCCGCTAGAGCATTTAGACCCCTTTTGTTCCAAAACCATCCAGCAGATAGACAAGCGTTCTCAGGCTCTAAAACAAGCTCAGGATGCTCCGCAAATGGTCTGTCTAAGGCTAACCCACAGACTGTATAGTTTGACCTTCCTGTGAGCTGAATTAGACCCCTTCCATGAAAGCGCCAACCATCACCATCTTCAATATTGCCTAAATCAGCTCTGCCACCATAGACTTTATTGGCTATTTTTTCAGGATTTCGCTCAAATTGAGTCGCTATTTCTATAGTTGAAAATCGGCTTGGCCATGTTCCCATAAGACCTTTAGCCGAATAGTTAAGGTTTTCTTCTAAGGTTTTAAAGTTAGCTGATTCATGCCCACATTGACCAATAAAAGCAGCTTGTCTAGTAGGAGTATTAATTTCGTATTTTTCAAAGGTTTTTAATAAAGGCTCAAGCCATTTGCCTTCAATTCCTAGGGATAAAAGTTGAGCTTCAATCATTTTTTCAACATTCCCTTCATTTCTTCTGTTTTGTCTTTACTGCCTTGGCTAGATCCAAAGTAAAAAGACAGGACTTGACCAGCAGCAGAGGTAATAAATCCAAGCGCAAAAATAATGATTTGTTGTTGATCTTGTGGAGTATTAACAAACATTAAAACCCCAATTAAGGTAAACGCTAATCCAACAACTCCTAAAGCCAATAACGGAACAACCATTTTGTCGAGCTTTGTAGCATATTCGCTTGTAGCTACTTGAGCATATGCTTGTCTTGCAGACTCTCTGTCTTGAACTTCTAATTTGGCATATTCAAGGTCTAGCTCTTTGAGCTTCAAAGCCATTTCAGGATTGCCAGTAAGCGCTTGAGTTACTCCTTCAACAGTCGCATCATCAATGCCTAGTTTTGAAGCTATCCAACCTACAGCAGCTCCTCCTGCTGGCCCTGCAACTGCTGTAGCTAAAACAGGAGCAACTCCTTTGAGTATTCCAAGTAATGTATCCATTATTTAATTCCCCAAACTAAGTAATAAGCTACCCAAGCAGCAGCTACAAAACACCAAAACTGTGCAACTTTTGCTTTATGTAAATCTTTATCAAATTCTTTTTTTAATTCTTTTTCTTGCTTTTCCAACTTAACTTTTAAAGCCTCAACTTCTACCCATCTTTGACCATACTTTTTTAAAAAGTCAGCTCTTAGTTTTGCTTCTTCTCGTCTTACTTGTTCTTCATGTTCCCATTGAATTAAAACTCTTTTAAGAAACAACTCTTTACGGACTTCGTTTTCTCTAAGTTCTCTGCGCCTATCAAGATTGCGTTGTTGAGCTACATCAGAAGCCTCTTTTTGGGCATCTGCGATACTCTTAGAAAGTTCTTTGCTTACATCTCGACTAGCGTTTAAGGAGCTACTGAGTGTTTTTGCTCCTTCCAAAAATCCAAATTGGTCTGACATACATTTTCATTTTCCTGAAAAATAACTCCCTACAAAGCCAATCACTCCGCTAATGACCGATAAAATTCCCAATCCCATCCACAAAGCGCCTCTTGATTGATTTACAAGTCGGACTAATTCTTCGATTGAATTTTCTAATTTGTCTATTTTTTTAGACATTTCTTCTAGTTTTTTTTCGTTGTTTTCCACAGTATTCCACAGAACCCCATAGCGAACTGGATCTAGCTCGAATGACATACTAGGCTTTCATAATGTAAGCAAGAGCATAGTAAGGAGGAAGATTAGCATTAGTTCCACTTACACCAGCAGTAGCATTAGTTGTAGCAACTGTAATTCCTGTTGAAGCTGAGTTTGTTACAGCATTACCAAAAGATGTTCCGTTGTTACCTTGATTGGCAAAATATCCTGTATTTGTAGCTCCTGCATAAACTGGAGCAGTATGCGTATGTCCTGCATCTGAAACAACTGAAGTTGCTGTATGCGTATGAGATACGACTATTGCATCAGCAGTTCCTCCTGTAGCGTTTACAGCATAAGAATTACCAGCTCCAACAATAAAACGATCTCTTAAATCAGGAGTTCCATTTGTTCCATCACATAAATACCAAGTTGCAGGAATAGAACCAGTTGCTCCTGACCACAATAAAATACAACCGCTTGGAACAGCAGCAGCAGAAGTTGGAGCGTTTTGTAAAATTGGATAAATATTGTCTAAAGTTTGAATTAATACTGCATCAGCAGTTTGAAGAACAAACTTGTAGGAATAACCAGTTAACAACCAAATTTCTTGTGGAGTTCTTCCTGAAGCATCCAAAATAATAGGATTTGCATTAGCTACAGTTCCGCTATTAGTTGTATAGGTTACTAATGGAGTAGAAGATCCTGCTTGGTAGGTGTAGATTAAACCACCAGCTAAAGGAACACCATTGTCATCAAAAAATTGTTGACCTACTCCAAATGGGGATAAAAGAACTGATGCCATAATTATTCCTTACCTATGTCTTTAAGATTAGTTTTGCCTTTTTGAGCATTTTTTGCCATTTCTTGTTGCAACTTTTGAGCTTGTTTTTTCTCAGATTTACCAATTGTGAACAAAGCTGCTTTTTCGCCTACCTTTTCACCTATGGTTGCTCCAAGTGGAACTCCAGTAAATGCTCCAGCTTCTCTGCCAATCATAGGAAGTTTTTCAGCAAATTTGCTAACTCTTTGCCCTTGCAATGCAGCACCTTCATAGGCATGAACACCAGGCATAATGTGTCCAGCGTAATTTAAGGTATGAAAAGCTCTTTGTTCATCAGGAGAAAAAGCGTGTTCAATCTTTTTAGCTCTGATTGGATTATTGAGAAGATTGTTTACAGAGTTCTGATTCCATACTCCTGCTTTACCGCCACCAGCTTGAAATATTTCTCTAGCTAAAGCTCCTCGCATTTCAGCTTTGGCAGCTTCGGCATATTGCACCAATTCAGGAGTAATTTCTAAATCAAATCCAGCTCCTCTGACTCTGCCTTTAGAGATTTCATCATAAGTGTCGTAAATATGCTTCCATTGATCTACAGGCATGGAATTGAGCTTTTTAGGAATAGCCTCAAAATTGGTTGCAGTTTGCACACCATTGGGATCTACATCACCAAAAAGAGTTTTAATGCCTTTAGATTCAAATATTTTCTTTTCAGCTTTATGCAGATTGTCAGCTTTTTTGTATAAGTCTTGACCACCAGCTTTGGCTATATCTTGGTCAATAGCATCATTAATCTTACGAATAACAGAAGCATTATCTCTAGTCCATTCGCCATTTAAAGATTCTCTTACTGCTTTCCAAGCAGCAATACTGTTAGGAGGCAATATATTTCCTGCTCGATCTTCAAAACCAACAGTTCTAGCTAATTCAATTAATTGTTCTGCGCTCTTAGCAACACCTTCATTGCCTCTTAAACCTAGACCAGCTCTAAATTGTTTGTTTTGCAATAAATTATTTACTGCATTAGTTTGTATAGGGTTATCACCGACTTTATTACGAGCTTCATCATAAAGAGCTTGTTTTTGCTGTTTTAAAAATCCTGTAAGTCCATCATCTCCAGCAATAGCATCATTCATAAGCTGACCACGCTCATAATCAGATGGAAGGTTTCTACTAGCTCCTGATGCCTCAATACGCTTTTCCGCAAAACGAGTCAAAGCATTTTGTTCGTCAGCAATTTGTCTTTTTAGTAATTCGCTTCTTGGGGTTGGGTTAGCTGATCTAGCTTCTGTGTATTCTTGTCTTAAAGTATTTTCGTTACCAGTAATAACACCGCTACGAACTTGACCTGTATCACCTAAAACTTCATTAGCAATTTGTGATCTAATTTGTTGCTCTGTAGCAGGAACATCTTGTTTTATCTTAGATAGTTTAACTACAGGATATTGACCCCTAGCTGATTCTTCACCAGTAATCTTTCCTGCATAGGGATTAATTTCAGTCTTAGCAGCTCCAACTCCTGTTAATGTAGGCGCAACTGGAGCAACAGCAGGAGCTTGTGTAGTTTTTGGAAAACGATTATCAAACTGTTCTTGTAGTTTTAATGCAGTAGTCTTTGGACTAGGTAATTTAGATCCAACAGCTACTCCTAATGTTCCAAGCATATTTTCCACATCTTGCTTTGGTATGCCTGTTTTTTGAGCAATTACATCAGCACTTTCGCCAATATATTCACCAATTTGACCCATAATTCTGCGAGTTGCTTCTTGCTTATACGCAGGATCTTCAGTAATACCAAATGTTTTTCCAAATGTAGGAACAGATCCTGATACCTTTTGAGCTGTTTTAGTAGCTTCTTCAGGAGTCTGACCTAAAGCTCTACCACCAGCATAAACAACTTGACCAGCAGCAGAAGGAACAGCTTCTATAGCAATATCAGCAAGAGAAGCTAAACCTTTAACTAGATTTTTGCGTTCTTCTAAACGAGGTATTTTAGGTGTTGCTTTTTTTGATTCTTCTTTAGTTGGCTCTGCCTTACCACCCATTAAAAAGCTACTAAAGTCATCTGTTGCTTCTTTAGCAGTTGGTTGAGCAGTCGTTTGAGCAACTGCTGATTTAGCTCCAAATATATTCTTTCCACCTTTTTCCATCAAAATCATAGGGCCACTAATTACATGACGAACAGCAGGATTAGAAAGGTCTATTTCTTGGTCAGGTTTTAAACCAGTTCTTTGAGCTACAAAGTTAATATAGCCTTCAGTATCGTTCTTGTCTTGAGGAGGAGCATACCGACTAATAACTCCTCTTAAAGTATTAATGTTATGTTTTGTTCCATAGATTCTTAGATTGTCATCCATAGCTTTAATACCTTCTTCATAGCTAGAAGGTTGTTGAAAGCCTGTAGATGATCCAACTGGTCTTAGATTGCCAACATTGTATTGATTGACACCGCCAACAGGATTAGCTTGTGGGTTAGGCTTTGCTTGCCCACCCATTAAGAATTGACCAAAATCATCCATTATAGAGTTCCTGTTTGCTCTAATTTCTTGATGTTATTGTATTGCTCATTAAAAATCTTTAGTTGATTTTTATCAGTTCCTAACAATTCATCTCTAGCTTTGACTTTTTCTTCCTTAGACATTCTTGGATCATTAAAGATATTCATTGCTTGGAATATCTTAGCATCAGCATTTTTAGACCACATTTGTTCAAATGACTTTAAATTTTGATCTCCAAATTTGTCTGCAAATTTTTTAATTGCTATTGCTTTTGAATCAAGAGCTGTCATATCAGCTTGAGTTCTACGAGCAATCTCAATTAATATTTTAGGAGGATAAGTTTCATCTCCATTTGCCATTCTTTGCAATTGCTGTCCTGCAACAGTATCCATAGAACCGCCTGTTGCTTTAATGTTAGCAATAGCAGCGTTAGCTAAGTCTTTAGACAGTTCTTTATAACGAACACCTTGCTCAGTTCCAAGGAATGTAGATAAGTTTCTTTCTATACCACCTAAAAATCCTGAAGTAGGCAAAAGAGCTTGTTTTTCAAGTTCCATAGCTTTTTTAATAACTTCATCCACATTTCTGCGAGAAGCAGGAAGTTCTGACTGTCTAGCAATTAAAGCTGTTTTTGATGCAGTTCCAACCTTACGCTCATCTTCTTCCTGTGGAAGCGCTGTATATGCTTGACCAGCTTGTCTAATTGGATATGACAAAGGAACTGGTTTGCTTAAATCAGTTTTAACTGGTTGGCTCATATCTTGAGCTTGAACACCAGCTTTAGGAGCAACAGCAGGAGCTGTAGTAGAAGTTGCAGAAGGAACATTAGGTTCAGTTCCTTGCACATTTGTTTGATAACCGCCTTGAGGCAACTGTGATGGCAATATACCGCCAGGATACACTTTTTCAAGCTGAGTTTGAGCATTTAAAGTTTTAGCCAAACTCATAGCTAACCACTCTCTTAATTGAGTTGGTGATCCGTTTACTGGAACTCCTGATAACGCTTGATTAACAGCATTTTCAGGAGTTTTCATCCTTTTAGCGTTTTCTTTTACAGAATTAATAACATCATCTGAAGTTAAGTCAGGTTTTGTTAAAAGACCTTGTATGCTTTGAGTAACTTGATTTGTATGTCTTAAAGCGTTGTCTAAGGTTGCAGTATCCGCTTGCATTGTTGCTGTTTGTGCTTGTGCTTGACCTTGTTGAATTGCTGAAGGCAATAAAGCCTTTTCTCTTTGAAAAGCAGTAGAAGTTCTACCTAAATCAACCATTTCCTGTAGCGACATAGCTTTAGGAGCTTGAACATTTCCATAAATACTTGCATCAGGTAAAGTGCTTAGTGCTGGCATAGTGATTCCTTTAGGCTACCGCAATTGGGTTCACAATATTGCTACCAGTTTGATTTGGTTGCATAGTTTGTTGAGCTTGAGGTTGATAATAACTAGGTCTATTCATTGCGTAATAAGCTCCAGCATTAGCGATGCCTTGAGCTGTATTTCCATAAATATTGCCTTGAGCTATCTGAGAAGCAGCCTGTGCATTACCTGCTGCAGCAGTCAAACTAGCAATATTAGTTCCAGTTCCAATCATTGCATTGGCTTGACCAGTTGTTGCAGTCATACCAAAGTTAGCAATATCTCTTAAATTAGAGAAAATGTTGCCTCTTTGTGT